TGCTGCTGCCTTGCGCTCTGCTGCCTGCTCTCTTCTCTCTATCTCATTAGAAAGATTGGTTACATACGCTTCATTCTTTTGTAATTCGTATGCTATTACCCATAGTTGCTTATCAGAGAAGAAGTCTTTTAAGTTCTCAGTGATGATCTTATGAGCTAATGTGTTTTGTGGCAAGTATTCTGATATTCTATTTCTCACTGATTGGGCAACTTGTCTACTGCTCTCTTCTATATAATCACCTATAGAACTAATGGTAGATACACTTGGGTTGATATAACTTACATCATTATAGATGTCTTTGATTGTAATAGTTCTCATTTTGTTTGAATTTTATTTGTTATACACTCTCTTATTTTGACATTGCAAAGATACGAATTTATTTTTATTGCGCAATAAAATATATTATTTTTTTACTCTTTGATGTGGTTAAACTTTTCTTAATAGAAAAGATAAGTAAAAAACAAAAAAAAACACAAAGAAAATACAAACATTACACAAACCTACATACCTCTTATTCTCAAGCTCTTGCGTACCTTTGCGGTAGAACAAATATTGTACATTTTATGGAAAAAATCCTACAAGCTCTCAAAACCAAGTATGCGCACTTGGGGTTAGAGGAATCAGTTTTAAAAGCAATCGCTACCCGATTAGCGGCTGCGGTTAAAGACGATACGGAAATAGAAAACGCAGTCAAGGGCGTAGAGGAAGAAGTCAAACTATTGCAATCAGTAGCCGATAAAGGGCGAACCAGCCTTACAAAGGCTGAGGAAACTCGCAAGAAATTAGAGAAAGAACTTGAAGAAATGAGGGCTAAATTTAATCCAAATCCTCCTACTCCATACACTGAACCTAAACCTGATGAAATGCCAGAGTGGGCAAAGGGTCTTTTGGAAGCTGTAAAAAAACAAAATGAAACTATTGCAGCCTTTCAAGCAGAAAAGCAACAACAAACTGCTAAGGAGCGTTTCCTCGGCCAACTCAAAGCGCAGGGGGTATCGGAACCGTTCTACAAGCACCATTTAGGGCGTACTTTCAAAGACGATGAAGAAATGAATGCCTTTGTCAGCGAACTAAAAGCCGATGAACAAGCATTTTTGCAGACACAAGCCAATACAGGGCTTTCCTCTCATTCAGGCAATGTGTTTGGAGGGAGCACAGATGCTAATGGTGTATCGGCTGATGTACAAGCCTATATCAACGAAAAATTCAAAAAAGAGTAAAACCCATGAACGAAGTTAAAATTTCAGACAAAGCAGGTCGCCAAATAGTCGTATTTGACCAATTGGATGTTACCTATCCAGGAGGGGTATATATAGACCCTACAACAGCTAAGGCACGATTTACCGATGGGGTTATCCCTGCGGGTACGCTTGTAATGCCTGACACCGATGGCGCTTTTAAAATTGTCAATGAGACCCTTTCAGCTGCTAATACCGCAGGAGCCTTAGGGCTTACCGCTCACGATGTGATTATTGACGATATTCCTTTGGTAGCTGTCGTAATGGCAGGAACAGCCCGCAAAGAGGCACTGCCTGACAAAGAAAAGGAAGGTGTGGCATACCTACGTACAGCCTTGCCTCGTATTTCATTTATTTAATAACCTTAAAAACTAAAAGCAGATGAATATCAATGCAAACAACATTATTCCTGAGTTCTCTCAGGCTAATATGAACGCTATTATTCAAGCCTATCCATTAGGAGCGTTGCTTTATCGTGACTTTTTCCCATTGTTGTTCAATCCTAACCTTACTTTCTCAAGTATTGAGGGGACTGTTGGAGCTAAAGTAATGGCGGACATTGTAGCGATTGGTTCAAAAGCACCACGCAAAGGACGTGAGTTTGTAGAAAACATCAAAGGGGAAATCCCAAAGGTGGAAATCGCTCGTGATTTGAACGAAAAGGATCTCCTTACCATTCAGCAACTCCGTAATTCGGTAGCTGCCTATCCTACCAATGCAGGTATCAAGGCACAACTTATCGATAAGATATATGAAGACCCTCAATTCTGTATTGATGGGGTCAATGCTCGTATGGAGTGGATGGCTAAACAACTTGTATCTACTGGTAAATATAAGACTACTACCGCAAACAATAACGGAGTGGTGAATGTATCAGTAGATTTCAAGGTAAAAACACAAAATGCCCAGAAGAAATGGACGGATGCCGATGCGAACCCAGTAGAAGAGATTGAGAAATACCAAGAGGAGGCCAAAGGCAAGGGGTATAGCTATACCACTATCACAATGAGCCGTGCTACTCTTAATCTGGTATTGAAGAACAAAAATACCCGTGCCTTTGTGTTAGGCATTCCTATCAATAACACAACTATTTTGCCTGATGTGCGTTTGGATCAACTCAATGCCGAGCTTGCAGAAAAAGGATTGCCTATTATCAAGGTATGGGAGTCTTATGTCAGTGTGGAAGGTAAAAATGGAGAGGTAACCGTGGCCAGTGGTTGGGAAGAAGGAAATATCCTATTCTCTAACTCTGCTCAATTGGGTAACACTCAATATACCACTACTCCTGAATTTACTATGAGCTTTGCTGATGTGATGAGCAAATCTATTAAGGATAACTTCATTTTGGTAAATACCTTTGGACATCAAGATCCTATATCGGTATCTACCAAGGCAACGGCTTTCGCTACTCCTGTATTGAACGATACTAAGCGTAAACTCATCATCAAAACGAAGTTCTAATGACAGCGCAAGCGTACATAGATGAAAAACTCAAACTCTGGAATGTAGAATACCCCACGACCCTACTCATTGCCGAAATGCAACGAGTAGGATTGGGGCTTTCTGATGAGTTCAACGAGGAGAACGAGAGAAAGACAAAACTCTTTTTCTACAATCTCATTCCTGAACTCTTATTGCGACCAGTGTCCTTTTCTGAAGGAGGATTATCCTTTTCTTATGACAAATCAGCTATTACTGCCTTTTACAATTTACTTTGTAGGCAGCTTGGTAGGGTCAATTTGTTAGAGGAAAAAGCCACTGTAAGAGATATTACCAATATGTTTTAAAGATGAAAATATACCCTTATTTGCTTAGAAAAAAAGTATCTCAGCAGCCAACTATCAATGAAGACGGCATACCTACCTACCCTACAGACCCTATAACATGGGAGGAAGTAGGCGTGTGTCGTGATGAGATAGCAGGAGCGGGGCAAAAGATAAGTAAAACAGATGGGCAAATCTTTGACTGTACCGCTACTATCTATGCACCCAAAGGAACGCCTACCATAACAGCAGGCACCACGGTTCAGGTAGTAGATACCGAGGGTAATATCCGCCTTGAAAAGCAGGTAATACGTTTTTCCACTGATTATTTCCATTGCCGTATATTCGTATGATAACACCACAATTCACCCCCGCAGATATAGAGCGTATGCTCCAAGAAAAGATAGCCAAATACGAAGAGAAAATCGTTCGTATCCTGCGCTTTGTAGGTGAAAAGTGTATCAATGAAGCGCGTGAGTATGGTAGCTATCAGGATAGGACTGGTAACCTCCGTTCGTCCATTGGGTATATTGTCTTGAAAGACGGCAAACCCATTGAAAAAGGAGGATTTGCCCCTACTGAAAGAGGGACAGAAGGAGGAAAAAGCGGACAAAAAGAGGGTGAAGCATTTATCAATAAGGTAACATCTCAATATCCAAAAGGGTTTGTACTTGTCGTGGTTGCAGGAATGAAGTACGCAAGCTATGTAGAAGCCCGCAACTACAATGTACTAACATCAGCTGAACTCTTAGCCGAGCGTGAAGTTCCAAAACTCTTAAAAGCATTATCGCAATGAAAAAAACAGTCTCACAAATAGAAGCCGACCTATATAAGTACTTTAAGGATAAGATAAACCCGCTTATCAATGGGCAAACTTACCGCTCAGGGGTACGTCCTTTGAACTCACAGAAAGAGGATTGTGTAATATCGTTCCTTACGGGTTTAGATGGTCAATATCAAACAGGGGTGTTCAATATCAATATCTTTGTCCCTATGGTCAAAAATAACGATAATCAGTACATGAAAGACTTTGTACGTTGTGAAGCTATCGAGCAGGCTTTAATGCCTATCATTGAAGAAGCAAAAACAGCCTTACACAATTACAAGTTACAACTTCATCAGATGATACAGACCTTTGAGGAGACGGATATAAAGCAGTTTTTCATCAACGCAAAAGTAAAATTCAGATATAACACCTTTAACGGGTAGCACCCGTAGGCAATTAATCATTAATCATTAACAATTAATCTTTTATATCATGGCATATACAAATAGTAACGGCACCGCTTGGGGCGAAGTAGAATTTAAGTATGGAGCACCAGGAGCAGGAGGCGCCATGGGTACAGTCCTTAAGACATTAGGAATTGTCAAGGAAGGTAGCTACTCCATTGAAAAAGAAGACGGAAAGGAGTATAAATACACCGCTATTGGAGGAAAAGTCATTGACCAAATGAAAGGAGAGCCTACTTATAAGGCAAAACTCACTGTTAAGAACATTAAAAAGGATCTGCTTTCTGAGATTTGGGACATTGAAGAAGTAGGAGACAAAATTATTATCAAGTCTTTTGTTTCCACTAAGAAGTTTTCGGTATCTATCATTCCTAAGATGTCAGGAGCTGAAAAGGTAGATATATTCTACTGTACTATGACAGGGACACTTGTCTATAATGAGGAGAGTGGTTACGATATAGAAATTGAAATCACTATGCTCAATGGTGGTAAGGGATATTTTTCATCAGAAATAGTAGCATAACCCATGGAAGATAAAGTAGCAAAAACACTACTTGAAGAACCAACCACAATAATCATTGGGGGCGAAGCGTATAAAGTCGCTCCGCCCTCTATTATTACACTGGTAAGGGCTTCAAAGTACATCAGCAAGATACCCGCCGATACCATTGACCAGGAGCATATATTTGGCTCTATTGTTCACAAGGCGGAAGATTATGAAAATATAGCATGGGCTGTGGCTGTTATCCTCTTAGGGAACCGCTTCACAGAAGTAGCACACCCGCCTTTTTGGCAGTTTTGGAAACGAAAGAAGCATATTACCCAAGGGGAGGTATTAGCCCAAAAGCTCACCAAAACCCCTATATCTGAACTCTCCAATGCCTTTTTTAAGGTGTTAGGACAAATGGATATACGCTCTTTTTTCGTCATTTCCACTTCCCTCAAAGGAATGATGATCACCAAGCCAACGAAGGAAGTGGAGAACGAAACGACAGCATCTGGGGGCTCGTAGGTTCATTTGCCAAGCAGTACAGACTGACCTTTGACTATGTCCTGAATATGAGCTATGCCAACATAATGCTATATAGCTCTGTGATACCCTCGTATGATTACGATAAGAAAGACAAGAAATCTCCACACAAGAAAGAAACCCCTACCAACTATGGGGCGTTTGTGTCAAAATTAAAAGCACTTCAGTAGTGGTTAGCGATTAGTTGTTAGTTGTTAGACTATGGCAGCTAATCATTAATCACTAACCACTAATCATTAATATTATGCAAACAAATGACGGAGCTTTGCTCTTTAAAATAAGCGCAGACCAAAGCGATATTAACGAAAAGATAGAAGCTATCAAAAAGCAATTTGAGAGCTTAACCAAGAAAACCCAAGAAGAGGGAGAGAAGCAGGCGCAAGTATGGCAGAACCTCATCAAAGGGGCAACTGCTTATTTCACCTTTCAGGGAGCCACAGCCTTTATAAAACAAGTGATAGCCGTCCGATCTCAGTTCCAACAGCTTGAAATTGCCTTTGGCACTATGCTAAAGAGCAAGGAGAAAGCCAATGCTCTAATGGCACAAATGACTGATTTGGCTGCTAAAACCCCTTTTGGACTACAAGAAGTATCTGAAGGGGCTAAACGCTTACTTGCTATTCAAGTACCCGCTGAAGAAGTAACCGAGACCCTCCGACGAATGGGTGATGTCGCTGCTGGATTAGGCGTACCTATGGGACAACTCATTCACGTATACGGGCAAGTCAAAGCTCAAGGCAAGTTAATGACGAATGATCTCTATCAGTTCATGAATGCAGGTATTCCTATCATTGCTGAATTGAGTAAGGTCGTAGGCAAGAGTGAAACCGAGATTAAAGACATGGTTTCAGCAGGAAAGATAGGCTTTCCTGAAGTACAAGCTGTTATCAAAGGTATGACTGACGAGGGCGGGTTATTCTATAACCTAATGGCAGAGCAGAGCAAGACCCTAAGCGGCCAATTGTCCAACTTGGAAGATAACTTTGACAATATGCTCAACGAGATAGGTAAGGCTACCGAGGGGATCGCTTCAGGGGCTATCTCAAGCGTGGCTTTCTTGGTAGAAAACTACCAAACCTTGGGTAAGGTGATAGCGGGGCTTATAGCAACCTATGGGGCGTATCGTACAGCTGTATTGGTCAATATTGCTCTTACCAAAGGCTGGGCAGTAGCAGCTAAGGAAGATGCTATTGCAAAGGGGATACAGACTATTGCTACTAATGCTGCCACTGTTGCCACTAAAGCGCTCAATGCCGCTATGAAAGCCAATCCTTATGTATTGGTAGCTACCGCTGTAGTGGGGTTAGGAGCTGCTATATGGACGCTAAAGGATAACACCACAGCCGCTGAGAAAGCACAGCAGGACTATAACAACCAAAAGCAGCAAGCCATAGACTGGGAGCAGCAGCACAAGCAAAAGATTGACGACCTGATAGAGAGTGCCACTAATCAAGCATTGGCAGATACAGAGCGACAAAAAGCCCTTATTGCCTTGCAAAACGAATACCCTAATATCTTTGCTAAGTACGATATAGAGAGCCTTAAATTGGCTGATATACTTAAGCTCAAGCAGGAGATAGCCCAGTATGATGCCAATGAAAAACGATTAAATCGTGCCAATGAGTATGGGAAATATCAGGACTTTGAAAAAGCATTGAACAAGGCAAAGACAGGTAAGAGGGCTTATGATGCCAATAAGTTGAAAAACTCCATTCTTGACGAGGAAATGACCCGTGTATTTGGTAAATCTTGGATACATAATATTGATGAGGTAGAAAAGTACATCAGGGAAAAGCAGAAAATCACCAAGAATGACTACAAGGGTGACAGAGTAGCCGCTTGGAGCATGGAGGTGAAAAACCTATCAGAGGACGAGATTAAGAAAGAGTTAGAGCACAGACAAAAACTAATTGCTGACTTGCAAAAGCAGAAGAAAGCAGGTAACAAATGGGCTTCTCATGGGGTGAATTTCGGAGGTGATTGGTTTGCTTTCAACGAAGAGGAACTACAAGCGCAATCAAAGACATTGCAGGCACAATTAGACAAACTCCACGAGCAGACATATGAGTACAAAGACCTTACTAAGAAATATACACAAGCCGTTAAAGATGCCGAGGTAGCTTTGGATACTATAAAGAATGGAGGAAAAGGGAAACACACAGAAGAAGAATTTGCGAAAATCATTAAAGAAGCTGAAGATAACCTAAAAAACGCAAAGAAGACATTAGAGGATCACAAAACAAGTTTAAGCAAATCAAAAGGAGCCAAAGCCGCCAAAACCAAAACCGAGCTTCCTACTTTTGACTACAAGAAAGCAGCCCAAGAAGAAGCACGCCGTGAGCAGGATTTTCTTTTTCAGAAAGAGCAGGCTCGTATCAATATCATGGAGGACGGCGCAAAGAAACGCCTTGCTATCATTCAGCTTGATTATGATAGACAAGAAGAGGAAATACGCCGTCGCACAGAAGACCAAATGGCAGCTTTTATCGAGCAGCAGAAAGCCCAAGCAGAGGCAGAGGGAAAGTGGAAGAAAGGACAAGCCTTTAACGAAGATACTCCTGTAATCAACGCTCACAGGGCCAAGCTACAAACAGAGGAGCAACAACTATTAGCCTCCAATCACGATTATATGCTGTACCAACAAGAGCAGGTATATAAGGAGCTATTGGAGAAGTACCAAACCTATACAGAAAAACGTAAAGCCATTGAGGAGAAGTACAACGCTGACATTGCCGCCTTGCAAGCCAAGTTAGGTGCAGACGCTCCACAAGTGAAAAAAGCGCAAGATGAAAAGGGTCGTGAGCTTAAAAAGCTGGACATACTCTACAAGAAAGAGGGTACAGCCATTGCTAAACTCTTTGAGAATATGCGCAAAAAGACTGTCAAGGAGATACGAGAGACCATAGCCGATGCTGAAAAGGAGATTGACCAGCTGGCAAGTACCCTTGACATGAGCGACAGTGCTAATGTAGAATTTATTCAAAACCTCCGTCAGCAGTTGGAGCAAGCAAGAGATACAGCTGATCGTGCTGATACAGTCTTTGGCAGGCTTGGTGCAAATATAAAAAAGTTATTTCAAGCAAAACCTGACACTGCCGAATGGCAAGAAGCATTTAATGGGGTGCTTGGAACTGCTCAATCTATCACAAGTGAATTTGGGCAACTTGGAGCGAAATTTGAAAAGATAGGTAAAAGTTCTGGGAATTCCTCTCTTGAAAAATTTGGTAGGACATTACAGAATACAGGCAACCTCATTAGTAAAACAATGCAATACGCTCAAATAGGAGGTAGTGCAGGGGGGGGTTGGGGTGCTCTTATTGGTGCAGTGGTAGGATTTGCAGTGGGTGGTATAGAGAAAGCGGCAAACGAAAGAATGGCGCACGAAAAGAAATTAGCCGAAGTAGCAAAATCCAAAATAACTCAACAGACGGAGTACAATCGTTTATTGTTTGAGGAAAAGATGTTACACAAAGAAAATACATCTATCTTTGGGACAAAAGAAATCGCTAATGCCTATACGGCTCTTGATGTATATATAAATAAATATAACGAATTTCAAAAATCAAAGAGCAATCTATCAGGGCTTGCTATTGCGAATGGAAGCTATACTACAGGGGCTTGGTTTTGGAAAAAACAAGGAACAGTTTGGGACGGACTTTTGCAAGTATATCCTCAACTAATAGATAAGGCTGGCGAATTTAATTTAGAATTAGCTGAAAGTATCGTTAAGAATAGAGAGTTTTACGGAACGGGAAAAGAGGCGTTACAAGATGCTATTGATACTTACAAACAAATGCAAGAAGCCGAGAAACAGTTTGATGAGTTCCTCAAAAATACTTTTGGACAATTAGGAAGTGGTATTATAGATAGCGTGGTTAATTCTTTGAAGACGGGAGAAAATGCTTTTGATGCCTTTGCTAAATCGGTAGGAAATATAGTAGAGAATTTGGGTAAAAAAATAGCTTACGAACTCTTTTTAGCTGATTATCTTAAAGATTTTCAAAATAAAGTAAAAGAAAGAGTAAAAACTATAAGTAAAGAAGATACTCTTTCTCAAAGTGAAAAAAGTAAGAAAACGGCAGAGTATCTTCGTGATACAACCTCACAACTTGCAGAAGAAATGAAATGGCGTTTGGAAGCAACGAAAAATTATATAAAACAATTTGCTGATGCCGTTCCTAATGAGTACAATCCTTTAAATGAACAACGCAAAGCAATAGAAAAAGGATATATGCGAATGAGTCAGGACACTGGAGGAGAATTGTTAGGACAACAAAGATTATTGACGGAGTTGCAAAAACAGACCAAAGACGGCATACTACAAGCTATCGAGTACTACAAAGGGTTTACAAATTCATTTGAAACTCTCAAAAACAATTTAGCTCAGCAGTTACAGCACCTTGCAGGAATTGAGACTAATACTTTTCAGCTTCATGAGATGAAAAAAGATATAGCTAACATGAAAGCTGGTATTAGTGAGATTACCACTAAAGGAATTAAAATAAGGTCATAATAAAAGCCCCAATTAAGGGGCTTTTCTTTATTCTTACCAATCGTCTTTATCTTGGCTTTTTACACTCTTTACTATATTTTGCACTAATACATTAAAGAATGTTTCAATACTTTTCTTTGAATTTTCATCTTTTAATTTACCTTCCTTATTAAAAGTGCTATAAGTTCCAAACATTCCTCCACCTCCAACTAACGAATAGGTATGATTTTTATTAAAATTGTCCCCTTTTGTCTTTCCTATAATAGGTGTATTTATTCTAATTTTATTATCTTTAAAATCTACGGACATAGTGTACTCTAAATCAAATTTATGATTACAACCTCCCATAAAATTACCATAGCAAATACCATTTTGTTCAATTCCATTAATAGAAATTATTTTTCCCTCAACCTTACTTAATACGTCTTTGGCAGACACATAATAATTTGTAAGAGCAGTAAGAACACTAATATATAATTCATTAGCTGTTTTTCCTTCAAAATTATAGACAAGATAGTTTTTGCTTTGGTCTTTCTCATCAACCATTCCGTCTTTTGTTAATATAAACTGACTATGTAACAAGAAAGGGAATAAAATACTAAGTAATAAAAATATTTTTCTCATATTTCTAATTTTTCCATTGGTTAAACAAATCAATAGCACCTTTTATACTACTATATTTATTAATAACACTATCTTGATCTTTCAATTTATCAATAAGGTTGTTGATTTCTGATTGCTGATTATCAAGCCAACGAGGAGTTGCAAAACGATTGTTTTTAAGGAATTCATCTACTTCTTTATACACATCTTCATTACCTTTAGATACTTCTAATGCTTTCAATGTGTTTGTCCAAAAATCAAACTCTTTGTTTTTATTCAACCGATTGTTTAGGCTTGTTTTTGCTAATGCAAAATAAATCAGAGCTTCTTTTTTATTTTGTTCATCAGCTTTTCTTTTCTGCTCCTGCTCATCGGCTTTTCTTTTCTGCTCCTGCTCATCAGCTTTTCTTTTCTGCTCCTGCTTATTAAACTGCTCCTTATTTGTTTCATTAGTTTTTTGAGGTTCTATTTTATCCTCACTCTTGGAGCACCCCAAGGCAATTAGCCCTATGAGTAGCAATAGTACTTTTTTCATGTGTTATAAAATATTAGGTTATTAAATTAGGTGCAAAATTAAGAAATTATAAAGGAATACGAAAGAAATTTAACACACGAAATACGACACATATTTTGAAAGAGGGTTGTTGATAACTTAGTTGGAAAATTATATACAATTTCAAATAAAAATTATATATTTGCACCGTAAAAAAATATCTCTGTTGCAGCAGAGATATTGATAAGGAGGGTTGCTTTAAATTAAATTTAAATTTAAAATGAAGCATAATGATAAAGACCCTGCAAATGTACGAACTTCCGTACAATTTTGCAAACGAAAAATAGCAAAAAAGGAAACTTTTTTGGCTGATTGCTCTGAATTGGTTATAAGCCAATTCTTTACTGCTTTTCACAAGGCTAAGGATTTATTCAAAAAAGCAATGAGTAAGTACCCGCCCGATTCGAGAAGCAGAGGTTTTGAAGCAAGTACTTTTCAGACTTGCATTATTGGAGAACTCCAAAAAGCCTTTCCAAGTGATTGGAAATTTTGGAGATACAAGCGGTTTGCTTTAAGTATGAAAGGGTATTCTTTTCTTATCAAGAAATTGGACAAGAAAGAAATGCCTATGAATATCCGAACTCAGGCAAACAAATCTATCTTAAACCAAGTGCAAACACTTATTTTTGACCCCACTGCGTACGAAAATCCTATTATTTTCTTTGGGTGGCAAAAGAGTAAGTTTGGCGAGCTAATGGCTCCACACTTTGTTTATATAGATGAGGAAAAAATACAGTGGCGTTTTTACGAAGAAGAACTCACCTCTGTTACTATTCCTACTATTTCAGTGCCTAATTCTAATGATAGATTGCTACCAAAGGTAAAAGAGCAATCTAAGAAGAAAAAGGCTAATTAATAAACCGCAACCTTCCTTATCATTTTACACCTTTATACCTCATCAAAAACCTAACGAAAATGAAAGTTAATCACTCACAGCTTACCCTTGCCAGAGAGTATAGGGGGCTCACACAAACGGAATTGTCAAAAGCAGTGCAAGGGCTTTCACAATCTAACTTATCCAAGTTTGAAAAAGGACTTGGAGGACTTTCTGATGAACTTTTAGAGAAAATATTTGAGACTCTCAATTTTCCTAAAGAGTTCTTTGCAAAAAAGATAAATATTGACTTAGAGATAGCGAATTATCGCAAAAAATCATCTATATCAAAGACACTCCTACAGGACTTTGAGACTTCGTGTAAGTTTATAGGCTATCTTATAGATGAAATAGCTGATTCTGTGGAATATCCTGATTTTTCCTTAGTTACATTAGACTTAGAAGAGGGATATACTCCTGAAAAAGCAGCTATGTTTACAAGGAAAAACTTCAGAATATCGCCTGATGAACCTATACACGATATTTTTAAGGTGATAGAGAACAAAGGAATTATTATATACGAACTCAATACCGATGAAAAGTTTGACGGGATCTCATTTTTTACTCCTAAAGGATTTGCGGTTATAGTTATAAATAAACGTTTTACCAATGATAGGAAACGATTTACATTAGCTCACGAGTTAGGCCACTTGGTTATGCACTGCTCCCCTGATTTTCCTATACCCATTGGCAGAAACAAGGAGCAAGAAGCTAATGATTTTGCTTCGGAATTTCTAATGCCAAAAAGTGCTATAATAAAGTCTTTGGGAAACCTCAAGGTGTCCGCTCTTAGCGCTTTGAAAAACTATTGGCTAACCTCAAAGGCTGCTATTGTCAAACGAGCGCAATCATTAGGGGCAATAGATAAGGATAGATACCAATTTCTCAATATTGAGTTGAGCAGGAGCGGAGAGAAGAAAAAAGAAAAAGACAGTGTTTCCATTGATTATCCTCAAGTATTTAGCACATCTGTAGGGTTGCACCTAAAGGAGCTTGGTTATACTGAGAATGAGCTTGCGGGAGCATTCTCGCTTCCTCTTGATATTATACAAAAGTATCTTTTGCAACAACCTTTTGCGGTTATAAAACCTAAACTTAAAGTAGTTACAGAATAAAGAAAGCCCCTTGATTGGGGCTTTTTCTATATCTCTATTTTCAGCTGTTTAAGCATTTCCCTATCCTTTTTGGCTTTATTGACCTGATAGATAGCGGTAGTGTTTTTATTGGTATGGGAAGCCAATAACATAGCGGTATCACTATCTAAGTTATCAAGCATATAGTGCTTGAGGGCGTAAAAATCGGCTTCAATGCCGAGTTTGTCCTTTACATTTCGTTTCCAAAAACGAGTAACGATTTCCTTATGTCCCATTTTCTTACTGGGTACAAAATTCAAGGCAAAGAGATAATCATCAGGGCTTTGGCACTCCTCACATACTTCACGCCAATATTCCAATGCAGGGCCAAGTATCACCTTGGTACATCGTTTGTACTGTCCGCCTTTTTCAAGGAGTATAACAAACTCCTGCTTATCCAAATCTACATCTTTGCGTTGCAGTCTAAAAAGCTCGGTATTACGTGCTCCTGAGTAGAGGAAGATCATCATATAGCGATAGAAATCGGGGTGTGTCTCCTCCAAGTGCTCCCTTATTCTATCCAATTCTTTTTTCTCAAGCACAAGGCGTGGTTCCTTAAAAGTCTTTTTAGGGTAAATATCCCTGGTGATATTAGTCTCGCAGCACTCATATTCTATCAGCTCACGATAGAGACTTGAGAAATAAATCACGAACTTATTATAATACTTATCAGGAAGTTGTAGATAATCAAGCATACGCTTAAGATCCACACGGCGCAAATCTTTGACCTTGATATATTGCATGCCAAGGGCTTCACTGGCTTCTTCAAGTCTATCAATAGCACGTTTTATATTATAGAGGTGCGATTTGGTGCCTGATTTTATCTCCAAGGCACGTCTATATGCCTCGATAAAGAGTAGGTCAGGGTACAGCCCCTCATCTCTGAGGTTCATGTACTTCTTTGTAATGGGGTTATACCCATCATTGAATTGTTGGGGAATACTTTTGAGAAAGAAAGAAATAAGCGCCTTACGCTCCTCTATCGTTTTGGGCTTGTTAGCCTTTTTCCGATAAGAAAAGCCTTTGGGGTATTTCTTTTCATAGCGAGGATCAAAAAAGACACATTCGACAAACCATTCTTTGGTCAAATCTTTTTTGGTAGCTTTTTGCCAGTTGGCTGGGGACACCCAAAATTCGGTGTAGCTACACCCTTGAAATGTTTTTGTTACCAT